AATGTTCGGTCTTGGTAACCCTAATTCATCACAAAATCTTTTTAACTCAGCTACAGCTTCAGTCTGTGTTAAGTAACCCTTTCCTTCATCTGCGTACTTCTGTCCGCAATCTAAATCTAGAAAAAACGCTTTTACCCACCCAGCATTTATTGCTTTTCTATTCTCGTTGGTGATAAATTTTGATACGCCAAAGTAAACATCACGCTTTTCATCAAGCACACTTTGGATTAACTTTTCAGCACCTTCAATAGTATCTGCAAAATCTTGGCGAGGATTCGTTCCTTTTTTGTAGCTCCCTATACAGTAGTACCCAGTACCTTCTTCGGGTAACACCGTGGAGAGAAAAGAACTCCATGAGGTCATACTTATTCCTCTAATTCCGCCGACAATAATCCCTTCGTGCTAGTGGCATTAGCACAACGGTTGGCTTTACGCCGTCTTTATATAAAACTTACGTGCAATTGCAAAGTGAGCGTCTGACATCTCGCTCTCGCCTTTAAACCATGCGTATACAGCTGTTCTTGATACACCAAATGATTCGGCTACATAAGCAACAGGTATGTCTTTTTTAATACAATGCCTTCCAAGCTGCACCCCAAGTAACTTTTGGTTTGCTTTCTTGTTAGCCTTTACTAGTTGTTGTGAATAACCAATCATATTTATTAGGAGGGGCGGGTGGTTGTTTACGCCACCCTTTAATCGCTGAACCCCGTAACCTTTCTTAAGTCCAGTCGTCTAAAACAGTGTTGATGTCTTTTGGTGCTTCCACCTCGGCCTTTTTAGTTGGGCGTTTTACAGGCTCATCAATAACCTCCGCTTCAACTTTGACGGCTGGTTTAGCTTCAGCTTCAGCTTTAGGTGCGGGTAAAGCCTTATCTAGTTCACCAACCGTAGAACCGATTGCCGTTTTAGTTTCAGGGGTTTTACCCTTAGCTTGTGAGTTAGCAAACTCATCAGGTTCTAAATAACGTACTGCTTTAAAAGTAAGTTTTGGTGTGGCGCTGCTCGTGTCAAAACGCATCTCTGTAACTACGCTAGTAACTGATACATTGTTTGTACCTAGTAACCGAACATACGCTTCTAGAGGCATCTTACCGTTTTCAGCTTTACCAAAGATCGACTGGGCCGGTAGTGTTAATTGGAATACATCACCTTGCTGGTCGTTCTCAAGAACCACAGCTAAGCGGCGTGAGAATTTACAAGCACGGGCTGTTGCGCTACCTTGTGCTGAACCTGCAATGTTTTGTGGGCAATCTTTACAAGACTCGCATTGCTTGCTCGTACTACGTGGGCTAGGCTTGATGCCATCATCTGAAAAACAGTCAGGTAATTTACCCGCTTGACCTTCTGAAAACGTACCCTCGTAATAGTGACGTGAGTTGTATTGAGCCGCACCAACGATAATTACATTCATCGCACGCTCTTCATTTGTAGCAACTTCTTTACCTGCAACCATCATACGAAATACAGAACCCTTAATTGAAATACGCTTAATGGTTGAGCCTTCGCTATTACTTATCTTACCCATAAGGGCTTTTGTTGTTTCATCCAACTGACCACGTAAGTGCGCTGGTAGGTTACCGCTTAATAGGCTTAGTTCATTTGCCATGGTTACTTCTCCTTAGTTTGTTGCTGATGTTGTATTACAAATCGTTTCAATGTCAGCTCTCTTGAAACGTAGTTTTGTGCCTACTTTGAAATGCGGTAGTTTGCCTTCTCTGCATAGCACGTAAATTGTTTGGCGAGAGACACGGAGTATCTTCGCAACTTCGTCAACTGTCAATGGGCTAGTTTCCATTATTTACTTCTCCTTATAGTAACTGTGTACTTGTTATTTATGTTCATGCCAATTGGCATTAGGTTTGGGTTTTCATCTAAAAACTGTTTCATATTGGTCGGGCTAATGCGCCGTTGTAAAAGCTGTGGCACGTTGTGTTCCATTATGAATTTATACATGCTGTCCCAATCGTTGGCTTCATAGTTTGTCCTAACACTACGATAAACCGTCCCGTGCGGTGTCTTAATGCTATCCGCGCCTAATTCCTTACACATACTAGTTAGCTCAGCCTCAACCATATCCATTTGGACTTGTATTACGGAATCTGCCTTCTCGTATTCGGTAAGAAGTTCTTTACGCTTGTCACGCATCTTTATGTATGCTAGTGCAAGCTTGTCTGCTTTAACCTCAGTCATTTACAACCCCTTTTGTTATCGTTTCTTTTCATTATATACGTACAGTTGACAATGTCAACTAAGTAGTTCCCCGTATAGGTCAACTATTTTTGTATGAACGTCAACTTTTTCCTGCAACATCTTATACATACGTTTCTCTACGGGCGAGCCTTGTAAGTGAATCACCGTGCTTGGGTTCTTTTGCCCTGCTCTATGCACGCGAGCGTTTGCCTGTAAATAAGTCTCTACTGACATCACTGGGCTCCAGTAGATGATTGTGTTTGCCGCATGAAGTGTTACGCCGTGTGAAGCGGCTTGTGGCTGGATTACTAATACTCGTGGGTGTGGTGTTTCTTGAAAGCGTTTAAATATCTCAGTACGTTTATTTACTGGCACGCTACCACTAATAATCTCAGTTGTGTAACCCGCTTTAATAAGTTCGTCTGAAACAATTTGTATGGCATGTCTATATGGCACAAACACGAGCACTTTGTGACTAGATTCATCAATAACTTCTTTAAGAATGTTTAGTCGGTTACTCGCATCGAACTCAATGACCTCACCTGTATCGGAATACACCGCACCTGAAGACAGTTGTAAAAGCTTATTCATAGCAGCTGCTGCGTTTACTGTTGTTATTTCCTCACCAGCGGCTCTGACTAACATATCTTGCCTGAGTCTTTCGTAATACTTGTTTTGCTGTGGGGTTAAAGGAACGTCACGCGTTGTGTAGGTAATCTCAGGTAAGTCTAAACACTCTTCTTTGGTGTAACGAATCGCGGGTTGTAAAGCCTCGTACACAATCGTATCTGAATCATGTTTTGGAACCCACTTAAACATCGTAATTTTTTGCATTACTTGGTCGCGGAAGTGTGAGTAGAACTTAGGCACCCCATTAGGGTTTACTAGTTTGGCAATACCATACGCATCAACAGGTGATTGTGAGGCAGGTGTACCCGTTAACATCCATAACCATGTATGCGGTTTAACTAAAGTGTTGAGCACCTTCCAACGTTTAGTTGTTGGGTTTTTATATGCGTTAGCTTCGTCAACAACAATTAAATCAAAATTAGCCGCTTCGATATCGTCCGCAACAATCTCAAGCCCGTCAAAGTTAATAATAGTAAACTCAGCGCCTTGGTTAATAATCTTCTTACGCTTTTCTCTAGCGCCATAAGCCACATCTACTGTGCGGTGGATAGCAAACGTAAACAAGTCCGCACGCCATGCGGAATCCATAATAGATAAGGGGCATATAACCAACACGCGTTTAATTAAACCTAGCTTCATTAGATAGTCAGCTGCCCATATAACAGAAGCGGTTTTACCAGTCCCCTGCTCATTAAAACAAAAAGCTCGTCTGTTTAAAGTTAGAAACGATGCGGTATCTTTTTGGTGGTCAAACGGTTTATAGAGACCAGTCCATTTATATTTACCTAAGATTGGGCTAGGCACGTCACGCATTTTTAAATTTTTAAGAACCTGCGCTTCTTCTAAACCCCAGTGCACTAGCACCTCTGAATAATCGCCCTTGTTTGCAATAACTTTACTCTTTGGTATAACGCTTGTTATACGTTCAGGGTCTCTTAATTTTAGTAATAGCCCTCTGTTATCAACGATTTCCATATTTTCTCCAATGCACAAGCGCTCCAGAGTGGTCTCTGAAGTCAATAATTTTGGTGCCCCTTAACAGAATCGAACTGCTAATCCATGATTACAAGTCAAGTGTTATACCATTTAACTAAAGGGGCGAGCATCGGTCTTTCCCGAATGTCAGTTAGCGCCTAGGCGGAAAGGAGTCTGGTCAAATTTATAACACCAGCTACAAAGACCCATTACTAACAGGTGTGGTTTACCAATGAAGAGTCACTCTCACGTAACCCCCGACTAGCTAGGCACTCACACCTTATCCTGTAGTCGTTACTATGTTCTTATTTCTTTTTACGCTCTCGTTTACTTACCTCGGAAACAAGATTACGTTTTGAATCTCTTTTGAATGAACGGTTACTACTCGCATCTTCGACTTTAAGGCCAGTCTTATTAGAGCCGCCCTTATCAAATGCTTTAACGTGAGCTACGTCTTTACCGTCACCCTTGCTTACTTTGCCTTCTTTCATCATCTTTGCGCGGGCTGAATTACGCTGAGCACGGTTCTTTTTCTGCTCATCCGTACCTTGATATAACTCATACTCACGTTTGTAGTTTCTAGCTGTCATATTACGACCTTCCATTATGCGCACAATCTAACACGGGGCACCACGCTTTGCAACTAAAGTTACGTTTCGGGTTCCATACCCCACTATTATGGCAGTCTTCTAACTGGGTCACAAGGGGTTTAAACTGCTCAAAATAAGCTAGGCGGAAGTGGGTATCGTAGTCTTCTTTAATAAACTCTTTGGATACTACAAATAGCAATCCCGCCTTGATAACCTTAATCTCGGGGTACTTTAAAAACGTAGCCGCCGCTAATAACTTTAATTGTTTAGTATCAGCATACTTGGCGCTTTTACCTGTCTTATAGTCAATTACTCTAGCTTCTTGGTTCTCATGGTCTATGATAATTAAGTCAGCGATACCCCGCCAATAGACGTTTTTATCAAAGAAATCGCAGGGTACTAAACGCTGATCCGCCGTAAGCTTAACTGCAAGTTTGTTTTCACAAAGCTTTTCACCTGGGATTGCTTTGAGTTTATCCAACATAGGTTGTATATACGCATACTTTTCAGGTAGTGGCTTGCCATCACGGATATGTTCTTCCGCTGCTAAATGCAAATCTTTACCATAGTTCATGGCGTCTGATTCAGGTTCTTTGATGTCTTTGGCTACCCGAATATGATAGTACTTCTTAGGGCATTGCTCGAATAAACTGATACTACTATAAGACCATGCGGGCATATTATTCCTTAATGTGTGAATCCATATCGTCATAACCTATAGATGAACCCCATAGGTGGTCAGCAAAATGATGACCTTCAGCCTTACTAATAAAACCTGAATGATGGTGCTTGATAAAGAAATGTGACGGGTACACGGTAAGCGGTGCTACGTTATCAAAATAAACTTCGGTTACAAGTCTAGGTCCTGTAATCAACCACGCCAATTCCTGTTTACTACAATCTGTTTCATGTAGCCTATCAATACATTCTTTCCAAAACGGTTGGCGCTTTACACCACCCATAAACGTAGTAGCAATTAGATTATTCCTAACGTGTTCTTGTTCCCATGCTGAGAAGGCGGGTGCTTCAAGTAACCAATCTTCTAAGGGGCGCTTACAGTAGCTATCAGCATCTAGAGTAATACCACCAAAGCGATACAGAATCTCATAGCGCATAAGGTCAGCTACCCCTGCGTAATCTTTCTTAAGCATCATTTGGTCAATCTGTTTTTGGTTATGCCAAGGGTAGTTAGTTAGATGACCGTTGCCCCATATATGTACGTCGTAACTAGGGTTTTTGTCTATCCAACTTTGAACACACTTAACTGGCATCTTTGACTCATCGCCAATCCATACAATGTGTAACATCTTAGGCGTCATTAACAATCTCCATAACTCTTGCCATAACCCGCTTCACAGGCTACTGGTAATCCCTCTGCCCAATCAGGTGTCCAACTCATACACTCCATGACATATGCCATAGCTTCGTCGGCTTCCTGTTCGGGGGCTATACATGCAATCGCATCGTGTACTGTAAGTACAGGTCTATATTTTTTAGCTATGCGTAGCATCTGCTCTACGATAATACATCTTGCTAGTGCTTGGCAAACGTTTTCTACTAACTTGCCACCGTAAAGTTTAGTCTGCCCCTTACGATTATCATATACATACTGCCAACCTTCTTCGGTTTGAACCTTGCGCAAGTTCGGATAGCGTTGGTATAGCCCATTAGGTAACAAGATACCCTCTGAACCCATGACCTGTACCACACCGTTACCAAAGTCTACAGTCTGATTCTTTACCATAGCTTCGATAGCTTTCTTACCCGCACTCCATAACTCAGGAATCTTAGCGTACGTAGTTCGGTACGCACCGATAGCTAATGAACACTCTTCGAGTTCAAGATATGTGTTGAAGGTTTTAAGTTGGGCTTGGAATTTCGGAGCGCCCATGCCGTAACCTGCGCCGAGAATAGTTGTTTTACCCACAAATCTTTCATGTGCTTCAATCTCGGGGATAGGCTTGTTGTAGATAGCCGACGCCATTTTTTTATATACATCTTCTTTCCTAGTAAATGCTTCGGTTAAATCGGTTTGACCAGCCCACCACGCTAACATACGAGCTTCAATCTGAGATGAGTCTGAGTCAATCATGACGTACCCATCAGGGGCAACAATAGCTTTCTTTAACTTGCCACCGTTTGTTCCACGGCTAGGTAGGTTCTGTAAGTTAATCTTGTCAGCCCCACCCCATCTACCTGTATGCGCCGCATAGTAACTTAAAGGTATAGGCAAACCGCCACGCTTGGAAATCTCAATAAATCGTTGTGTTCGGGTTTCTTCTAGGGTAGACTTACTCCCAAGACGCGCTGCGACTAAGGCCTGAACTCGCTCATCGGGGTGCTCAGCAAGGGCTTTAAACGCTTCGTCTGATTTGGCTAATGCCAAGGCTTCTTTACCTGTCACGGGGCTTATCTTCATTGGCGGTTCAACACCAAAGCCACGTAGTAGCTCAGCAAACTTTAAGTTACTCATCAACTCATCACGAGATTCAACGCCACAATCTTCTAATAACTTAGCTTTACGATATTGCACTTCAAGTAGGTGGGCTTCAAGTTGTTTCTTATCCAGATGCAATAACGGTTCTGAAAACATCTTTACAGTTAAAGATATAACTTGTAGCTCGGTCAATTTAAAACTAGGCGCTAATTTTTTAAATAATTTGCTGGTCAATTCCACGTCGTTAATGCAGTATCCGCCGTATTTATTAAGAGCGTCAGTATCAAAATCGAGGCGTCTCTTACCGAGGGCGTCGACGACTTCCGTACCCTTTTCCCCAAGCGCATAATATATAGATAGCTTTGCAAGAGAGTTACCCACTTCGCTCCCATGCAACGCCCTAGCCATACTAAGCGTGTCGAGCACGGCACGTGGCTTAATACCAAACCGCCAATTGAGAATAGCAGCATCAAACATAGCATTATGGGCAAGCAAAGCACTACTAGCCCAATCATACCCAGCCAAAAACTCAGCAATCTCATCGTGGCTACCACTAAACCATCTTGTTTCACCCTCATTCTCCTTAATAGCTACGCCGATTGTTTCAAACTCAGGACTGCGTATGTATTCCTCAGTAGTCATTTTGGACAAGCTAAACTGCTTGTCGTAGTACGTCTCGAAATCGAGAGACAATATGTTCATTAACTTACCCTTTGTAATGCACCACTAAATACGTAAGTCCCAGTATGGGATAACTGAACCCAAGGAGCCGCATGAACCTTGAAGCCATGTTGGCGGGCTAACTTACAGAAGTGGTAGTCCTCAGATAGCAAGCGGTTGTTTGAATCAGGGTCAATACTTGTAGCAAAGAACTCTTTAATCGTCTTAGGTTTACGCTCTGTATCCACAGCTAAGTACATATCGTTGCTGTACTCAGGTACTTTATCAGCTAGGGCTTCAAACACCTCACGCTTAATTAACATAAAGCCAGTACCACCGTTCTGAATCTCAAGCAACTCATTCATCTTTACTTCTTGGCGTTCGTTATTAACTAAGTTCACCACGAATGTTCCTGTATGGTCTTTTAGTTGGTCAGCGGGTACACCCTTACTTACTGCATCAGCTACACGTTGCCAATGTATTTCTTTCTTAGGGTACAAGCCACAACAAATACCCACGTCACGCTTCACCATCTCGATGATGTCGTTAGGGTTAAACCCAATATCCGCATCAATAAACATCAAATGTGTTGCGTCTGATGCTAAGAAGTCATGAGCCAAACTATTTCTAGCACGGGTAATCAAGCTCTCATTCATCATGTAGGTGTAGTACATCTTCACACCCGCTTTGCTACAAATTAAAGGCATCTGCATAAGAGCGGAAGCGTAGTTACCAATACACATACCACCATACATAGGTGTAGCTACAAATAAATTAGGTGTTTTCTTTTCCATCTTTGTTTTCCTTATAAAGTTCACTGCTTACATGTTTTTCTAATAACCTTGCAAAGGTTTCAAACCTTGTTATTTCATTACGAGCGTAGTTAGTAGGAAACCCCGCTTCATACGCCCAAAGTACCACCTGTTCACGACTTAACATATATATCCTCGACTTGTTGTAAATATTCTTTAGCTAAATCAGTCAAACTGTGTAGCCGTAACTTGCCATTTGGTCTACGCACTTTAATTAAACCCCGCTCTTCAAGAACGTTGAGTGTATCAATAATGTCGTAGCCTGAGCCAACTTCTCGTAAATATTGTGTCTTGCACTCACCTTCAGCTTGTAGTATTGCTAGGGCATACTCCGCCCGCCACGTCAGCTTCATCATCATTCGTAGCCTGTGGTGCCTCACTAAGTTGTTCATGTTTTTTTCCAAAGATATTGTCAAAGTTACTACGATACTGTTCAGTAGTTTTCTTTTGGTTCTCGTTCATAAATGAGTCCTTAAGTGGGTTAATGCTTCTTTTATGAGTCATTTCTCACTCGCTTTCTTTAGTATTGCGTTGGCGAATTTATAAATATCTAACTCATGCGTATTGGAAAACCACCTTTGAATACACGGCAAGTAAGACATACATTCCTTAGACAAGGTTTCAATCTCTTCTTTGCTTAACTCTTTAAGTCTAACTACCTCAACGACTTCGGTGTCTTCCCCTGCGACTCTACTGCTTGAGGCACAGGCACATCCTCGCTCGTAACAATCAATATCCATGTATTTCATTTGTTTACATCTCCAGTAAAGTGTTCGGGGTACTTTAATATAGGCTTTGTATCCGCCGCATTAAACCATTCGAGTTGGGCGTAGATGCCTTCTATATCATCAGAGCCTATTGTTGCCTGCCCATAAGCATAGGCTTCACCCTCGCTATCGTAGAACACTTCAGCAATCTCAAAGTATTCGTTACCCATCTCGTCAAGGGTACTAACTATTCTATGATTCCACATTATTTTTTAGCCTCCTTCTTGGAGTCAGGTATTAGCATTACCACTTTGGAGAACTGCTCACATTTAAAAGCAGCCTCCCCAACACGAGTAACCCCTGCATAGCGACAGTCATAATACAGGTTCATGTTAGTTGCATATGTGGCATATACCCCGCCAAGCACGGCACCTACAACCGCACCTACTAAAAAGCTTTTGGTTGTTGTGTTCCAAACAAGTTGTTTCATTTGTTCCCCAATGCTTTCAGAATGTTGTCTAAACTACCATGCTTGTTCAAGCTATCCAATGCTTGTAGTGCGGTAACTAAACGCTCAGCGTTACTAACCATAGTTTCTAATTGCTTGTCGTTCATCGTCTTGTTTAGGTTAACGATTGCAGTAGCAAGCTGAGATTGGTAATCTTTAATCTGAGCAGTCTTCTTTTTAAGATGCTCTTGCGTAGCGTCAGCGGCATTTTGAATCATCTCAACCGACTTACGCAGTTGCTCCATAGTAGCGTCTACTTCTTTGATGCACTCTTCTGTTCTTTTATTCACTTTAGTTAACTCCCTATTAGTTACAGTTATACCGCCGTCTTCGGCAATAACCATTTGATTGGTATTTACTTCTATAACAGAATTCTGATGCCAAACAGGCTCACCCTTTAAGTAAAAGTCGGGCTTGTCTATATTAATTTCAGTTCTCATTTTGGTTTCCTTGTACGTTTAACTGAGGCAATACCCGCCTCGTCTTTCGCCTTACGGGCTTCCATCATCTCATCAGCAATCTGCCACACTTCGTCGGCGGTTCTACTTTTACCTGCCATTACTGCACCCGCTAGGGCAAACATAGCAAAACAATCTCTCAAGTCATCTTCATTCAAAATCTGCACTCCCCTACTAAAGTTAATGGGTCAATCGGCATACACTTGCGGGAAGGTGGCAACACAGTTAGCTTCATACCATCTTGCCCCTTCATAAACTCGCAAGCATCTACCTTGGTGGCGAACCTTCTCAGCTCGCCGTCCTCGTCACTTATTACAAACCTGTAATCAATCATCCAAAAACATCTTTTAACAGCAGGTAAACTTCTTTAGCGTCATGAACATTTAAGCCTTTTACAAAAGCGTGCGGGTCAAACTCTTTCTTAATCGGGGCTTGTTCAAGCGCAACTTGTTTCATCCTTGGCATCTCAAAAGTATCTCTTAAACGAATTGTTTTCTTAGGCTTCTTTAGTAGGCGTGATACGCCCTTATCCTTGAACTTATTAATAGCAGGCCAATAGGCGTATACAGTATGTCGCTTACCATCAGGCTTAGGGTTAGGATATTCCTTGCGGTCTAACTTACCTTTCTGATAAAGCGACAACAATATAGCTGAGGCTCTACCCAAATCAGCACGAGTATTATCTACTACATCATTAGCCGTACAGCTAGGATTGTTTTGAACGTATGTAAATACACTTTCTGTAAGTGATGATTCAACTTGCGTGTTAGGGGCATCCCAACCGTTTAACACTTTGGTTACAATTTCAGTTCTTAAGTCGCTCATTTCGCATCTCTCTTGTCTAGCTCACGATTGATATAAAAGATAGCCTTTTCTAGGTCTTCAACGGCACTACCCTTTAGGTCAGCACGCCAAATATACTTCAACGCATTACCTAGGTTAAAACCCATATGTTCAGTAATTTGAATACACTCAATGCCACTTGGGTGTGATGTGTAATGCGGTGGGTTATTTACCATGTCTGCTTTTACTTTTTCTTTACGCACTTTAGATTTCCCTTGTGTTAGTTTGTGTGCAACATTTGCCATAGTTTCAACGTTTGTTTTTTCACTAGCCTGTATTATTTCGGCTACGCTTAAGTCCGCTACTTCTTGTAAATCTAATACATCTGTTACTTCTTTTGGTTCAACTTTAGTCCAGCTCATGTTTAATTCTCCTTTAATAAATCTAAAAACATACCCTGTTCGGGCATCTCGGCATCTAAAAACATCTTCAGGGTTTCTACGCCCCTTTCGTTCACTAACACAGCGATGCCACCTGCGTTCATGATAGTAATTAAGTTTTTTTCTTGTAACGCTGTAGGTTTACCTTTTCCCGCTTTGCACTCGATTCCGATGAACTTTCCCTTGATGCACGCAACAAGGTCTGGAACGCCCGATGTGCCAAAGCCCCCTGTGACGGGCGAAAAGTAGTATGCGTTGTGTAGTTTAAGTATCTTTTTGACATCGTCTTTTACCTTCTTCTCTGGTGTGCTTGCCATCGTTACTCTCCACTATGTAATAAACGTCTTCACTAATCTTCTTACCTACACCCTCAATAGATGTGCCATCAGGTGCAATCTGTAACACCGACACCCCATCTTGAATAAACTTAGGTGCATCAACAAGATTAATTATTTTACGCATGATATCGGAAGAACTTGGCAATGTAAAGTCATCTAACATTACTCTAGCGTTTTGCTTAATTTCAACACGCCAAACGTTGTCTAGAGGTAATTCTTCTTGTCTACCCATAATTGCATTAACCTTTTTGGTTATCATTTTTAACCGTTCCCCCGCAAATACAGGGACTTGCAACTCGGTAGCTACTTGGTCATCTAACTTTTTATCACCCCCCCACATGGCGAATACCTCATCAAATATCATACTCAAAGCATCTTTTGCTATCTTGTTCATAGGATTACCCAAAACTTGTTGTCGTCTGCTTTCATACCTACCTCATCAATGAATACATCTTTGTCTGAAACCATAAGCACAAACAACTTTCCACGTATTTCTTCAGGTAAGTCCTCGGTAGTAGCGACTGAGAGTAGCTCTCCCTTGTCTATCTTATATACAACCGAATCAGGCTTAATCCACACAAAGGCTTTAGGTGGGTCGTAGTATTGGTTACGGTCATACTCATCTTTGGTTTCAACCACATACGCCATAGCACTAGCAAAGGAGGCGTTCTTAGGCTTATACCCCTGCTCAACCATATGAAACAGCTCATCACGCAAGGCAAGATTGGTACTCCCCAATACGTTACGCATACCGTAATTAGCCTTCTCCCGAATTTTCCCTATCTCAGAGTTAAACTTATCTTTACTCTCAGCAATTACTTCTTTTAATTGGGTCGGCAATAAGTATTTAAGGGCTTCCTTTACTATGTTATTCATGTGCTTAGATTTCTTGGTATGGTGGTCATAGCTACTCCACGCTGAAAACCTAGCGTTTTCAATCAGTCGGCTATTTACCGTGTATACCTCACCATCAAAACCAATAGCGCCAACTACTTGATTAGGCATATTGGCATAGGCAAGCTCAAGCTCCCGATAGGTGTGCACTTGCACGTTGTTCTCGGCGTAGTGTGTTCGCCGTCTTGAGCCACCTACTACTATTAACTCAGGCTTTTTCTTTTTAATCGCATTGAGTAAGTCGATTGCCTCTGATTTGAATACGGGTATGTTTTCGTAAAAATGCTCGTGCCCAACTTGCACGGCTACATCATATTCATGTTGTTCTTGTGGGTTCATACTTTTCTCCTTACCATGTCCTATATTTATCAAATGTTTTTACGCCTAGTTCAACAGGTTCTTCGTGCAAGGGCTTCTCGTATCTGTAAACTTCGTTAGCTATGTAGCTAGCTATGCGTTGCGGTGTCACATCTAGTGCTTCATAAGAACGAGTTTCAGCGTTCCATCTGTTGCGTTGGCATCTGTGCTTGTAATACTGAACTAGCTTGAACGACAACTCATTTGGCTCACCCGCAAACAAACCACGCCAACCTTTGCCCAAACACTCCTTAGCTATGCCACCTGATACATATAAACCTTCATCACTCTCTCTAGTAGCCCAATAGATAGGTGGGCTATACATAGATTGTCTATTAGCTTCAACAATCGGCATCATGACACGCACATACTCAGCGAACGATGATAGTTCCTCACGGATAGCCTTAGTCTTCTTGCGGTCAAGCGAGCGGTGAAACTCACGATGCACAATCAATGGCTTAAAGAACTTCTCAAACGCACCACGGGTCAGCACTACGTCACCCTTATCAACTGTGTAGTATTTCCAACAGCTTTGGTCGTAGCCTTCCTCAACCCTCACCATTAAATAGTTTTTGCTGTGATACTTAGCCATGCCTAACTCGTCAGGTAAGTTGCAATGGTAAAAGAAAAAGCTAGACGGCACACCTAACTGCCTAGGTAGCAAGCGCTCTCTATCTTCAGGCTTGTCACCCCAATACACTCTCGGTGTATGCACAATAATTGTTTCGTTACCCTCGTCATCACTCTTGAATGTAATCGCACGATTGGGTGAGTATCCATGCTTGTCATACCATCTGTAAGCATTGTTAGTTAAGTAATACTCGTGGTCACTAACCTTAACAATACGTTCCCAATCACGGTTACGTTCACCATGTGGTCTAATGTTTTGCGCCTTACGTTTACCACGCAAAGGCACAGTATTCTCATACCGCTCTGCTATCTTTTTAAAGTCGTAACGCTGTCCGTTATTGCGTTGCACATCTTCAGGGCTTCTTCCATATCCACCGAAACTCATAATAATTCCTTTCCATTAAATTAAAAAACTTACGCTTGCCAATCAACATGAAGGCTACGGCTTAACCCAATCCAATCCCAATCAGGGTCACCGCCATGCTGAGTATCTACATCATCTTCTGCTTCACCTATACGCCTATATAAATACCCACCTACATAACCCGCATCTTTATCTTGGTCAGTAGCTCTTTCGTTGTACTCATCTACCAAACTCATTAGATTATGGTGACATTGCACATCTTCGTAGCTTTCGTACCACTTCACATCATCAGCGTAAAACATGATTGCTTGCTTGTCATAATCAACAGTTAGGTACTCATCTTCAAAGCACGCTCGTGTTTCAGGTTTAGATTTAGCCTCAAGAATAAATACATTCCATTGGGCTTCTTCGTAAAACTTAATCTTGTATGCAACTTCGCTTCTATATCCCATGTGCCACCTCCTCAATAACTTTCACACATTCGTAATCTTTAACCACGACAGGGTAAGCAAGCTCAACCCACTCCTTAAATGCTTTCAGGTCGGTTAATTGATTTGTCACATCTTCTAACTCCATCTCAACCTCATCAAGCTGTTCTTCAAGGTTTCTACAATCTTGTTTTGCTTGCTCATACGATTCTTCCAAGTCTGCTACATCATCAGCTAAACTCATACCATCTCCTTAATCAACATAAATAACTGAGCCTTTAGTCGGCACATCTTTACAACCGCCAACGATTGCCCACAACACAGGGCTAGACCAATCGCCACCCCAATCGCCACCTACATAACCATCTGTAAGCACAACGCTACATTCAGGTGTTAGCTTATTGGCTTTCATATACTCGGTAATACAACTAGGGCTTGTACCACCACCGCCCTTGGGTTTGGTAGAACTCATTAGTCTGTCACCATCTCCAACGCCATACACCTCATGCCCCGCTACTGCTGAGTCCCAATACAACAGATGCACTTGCTCAGGGTTCACATTGTTCATGATGCCTACTACCTCGGATAAGAACTTGTTGATGTCCTCGTCACGAATAGAGCCTGATGTATCTACGGCAATAAGGATAGACCCCATGCTCTCGCTGATAGTACTTGGCATATAGATGTTGTGTTGCAACCATCTACGATTAGGCTTACGCCATGTGGAATCATCTTTACCTTGGGCAACCGACGATACAAACTCACGCAAGGCTTCTTTCCAATTGACCTTGGCACTCATCAAGTCGGTAAAGCAACGATTAAGATTACCGTTACACTTACCCGCTAGGATTGCACCTTGTCGAACTGCGTTATCAATCTCCTCGGCTAACTCTTTAACTTCTTCGGCTGACATAGACTGACCATCTTCCCAACCATGTTCATCAAGCGAGCCTCCACCCTGACCACCACTTTGTTCATCTTCATCAGGTAATAGACTGAACACCGTCTGACTGTCCATGCCACGATACTTCTCATCAACAAGACCGCCATCAGGTACTTCGACAAAGCCGTTAGTAGCCTTACCCTCATCAACAATCTCTATGTTGATTACATAGTCACAAGCCATGTTAGCCTTACGAGCATTTTGTTTCCATAAGTGTTGCCATGTAGCTATGTGTCGGTACATCTTATGTTTGTTCTCATGCAAGATAAGACCACGCAACTGAGGTTCAGTTAGCTTAGTTAAGAACTCTCTGCCATACACAACATCTCTGCCATTAGTGTAAGCCGTAGGTGTATCGTCACATATCTTTACTGAGCCAATCATCAAGATGCCACTATATGCGACAAAGTTCGGGTGGTTCATCAGGTCAATGTGACAGCGTTCAATGCGTTGTTCTGCTGTAAGTTTACTTATGGTTGTTTGCATAACATCTCCTTTCCCTATGATAGGGATTAAGCTCTAGCGAATAAATAGTTGTTGTCGGTAGCCCATGTTATGAACTCCTTGCTTGTGCCTACTGTGCTTGCTTTCTTGGTTCGCATCACGCTTGTGGCGAATAAGCCTTGTGCTTCCTTACTGATACGGCTCATGTATTTAACCCACGCATTAACTGAATCTTTCTCTATGCGTTGTACGGCTGAGTAGACCAACATACATACGGCACTTGGTGAATCAGGTACTTGTGCGGTCATTGGTGATTTAACAATGCTATCCCAATCAGGTAGGTCGTTAGCTAGTCTGACCATAGCCATCATGTCGTAAGTTGCTCTTGCACCGATTGTGCCGATAAGAGCGTGTGAGGTGATAGTATCGCTCATGCCCTTGGTTGCTTTGAGAATGTCACTAGCTTTCTCTAGTGAGCGGTGTGTCACAAATGCGGGTCTAGGCATACGAGGGTCGTTGATATACTCGTTGTCCTTGGGGTCGGTTACATCTTCAAATGACTGCAACATCTGAGGGAATTGTTTTACTGCTAGGATAACTTCAGGCAAGATGCCATTATCTAAAGCATAGTTCTCTATCCAGTCCTCAGCACTTGGCTTAGCTACTTTCACTACCGAGATACGATTGCGTGCATGAGGCGGTAAGTTGTCACCGATACCCTCTACTGCTAGGTTAGTTGTAGCGAACACAATACTGCCCTTGGGTAATGAATAGATACCTAGCTGTCGTTCAAGCATCAGGCGTAAGCAAGCGTTCATAACTGCCTTGGGTGCTTTGCCAATCTCGTCAAGCATCAACACAATAGGCTTGTCAAAGTGAAAGCCGAACTCCTCGTTAGGTATAAAGCTACATACCTCTGTGCCATCAATGGTGCGAATCTTAGGTACAAGAAAGTCGCCCACATCTTTAGTGGTCATGTCACCATAACAGTAGTGGTACTTGTCACCTAATTTATCTTTAAGTGTCTTGAGGATAGATGATTTGCCAATACCCATCTCGCCTTGTGCAAGTACAGTTACCTTATCGCCTACTGCTAGGATAAGCTCGGCGGTCTGCTTCAATGTGATTGATTTATATAAGTCCATGTTTACTACTCCTTTGGTTGGTTTAATTAAAATGCAAATTTATTTAAAAGACTGTCCACTCTATTCTTAGTGGCTCGGCGTAACTCATCACTCTCTCGTAGACTTTGGGCATCAATATGTTTAATGCTTTGCTCGAGGTCATACCTCATCTGTTCAAGCTGAGGGTCTTGCGTAATGTTCAGGTGCTTCAATACTTGGCATAGCTCGACTGCGTTATCAATCAAGCTATCTCTAAATATCTTTTTGGTGTCACCTTGTACGCCACTTAGTCGCTCACTCATATGTTTAAGTTGGTCGTGTAAGCGTGCTTTGGCATCTTCCATAGCCGTTGCTACTTTGAATCGGTAGGCTTGGTCGTAGTTGTTGCGTAGCTCTGCCATACCCGCCTCACCAATATCCACTCGGAAATCACCACTCTCAGGTACAGGGCTGAATGAATACAAAAACCCGAACTTGGTCGCTATCTTGTCTACTTGTGGGTAGTCCTCACGATTGAATAGGTCACCTAACTGAAACGCTGACTTGGTTATAAGTGTGTCGTACTCCGCCAGAAATGATGTAACCGCTTGTGTAAACATCTTTTCGTATTCTGTTAAGCGTAGCTTGTAGTCCATGAACAAAGAACTAGGTAACAAGCGTGAACCCGCATCATTCCAAGGCGAGGTCTGTGTGTAATGCCAATTACGAACTGCTGATGCAATCTTACCAATCTCGGCTAACTTCTCAGAGCCTGCCAAAAGATTCTTGTGGTAGTTGCCTGCCTTGGTCTTGGTCTGCTTGGCTGAATCAATCTCAGCACTCACCGACTTGTCTAGCTTTCGCCCTGTCCACACAGAGATGGAAACATCAACCAACATGGCTGACGAACTGATTTTAGAATAGGCATAGTCTTTATCATTTAACATTTTAATTTCCTTAGTTAATCCCTATCATAGGGAATTGGTTGAACACACATAACTCTACTTACACTACATTATAACAGGCTTACAGTTTAATATCAAGCCACTCCATGAAGCCATAACCTATGGCTAGGAAACACACAACGAACATTGCGAATACGCATAGACCAATAAAGAAGTCTTTCGCATCATCCCACTCTGTTCTCATGCGGTATATCGGTGTGGCATAGTCGGCGTTCCTATATGCTTCTGCCGTTGTGCGAGGTGCCGTGCCTGTATTTTTATAAATGGATTCATACTGATTCTTGCTCATGGCTTACTTCCTTTCGTGGGTTAAGTTTGTTACCAAATATGTAGTGGTACGGGTTATAAGTCTTAATTACTTTACGCTTCTCCTTCGGCGTATCAGCTTTCATTAGCTCGACGAGCATACGCAAGGCTTCTAACTCATTACGGTTCCTACGCTTACGGGCTGACCACTCAGGGTTATATATTTTGTTTAGGGTATTCATGTTGTCCTCTTTGGGTTAAGTTGTTTAAGAATCTCAAAGTTTGTAACTGGAATGTAGTTACTCTTGTTCATTGGTACGATTGTGAACTTCCGTTCTTTTGCTATGGCATCACCACACTCAAGACATACTGCTATGCCCAGTTTGAAGCGCGCCGTAGCGAACTCATCACCGCATAACTTACAGGTCGGCTTGTACTTACTCATTTACTTCTCCTTGTAAAAAACTTAAGTGAACACTCGGCTGCCCAAGTGTTCTATAAATCTTCTATGTTGTTTGCCTTCTGCTATGAACGCAGTTCTTGTAAGAGGTTAGGGCGTGGGTCGGTAATGTGTATGGTCACATGGTATTTATAAAAGGTCTTATCGGTGCGGCATGCACTACAAATAAACCCAATACAAATAACCACCTACACACTAGATACCGCAAGGCTACTGCTCGGCGAACAACAAAACTCGTCACGCTTATTTATGACTGTTGCTACCTACGCCTACCTTGCACCACTTTGTTTAGTGGCATTTATGCGGTTTGTTAAAGAGGGTTGGCTACTCATCAAGGGCTATTCCCTATCATAGGGATTCGGCTACACCAAAACGTACTAC